CGAATCCTGTCGCTAAAGAGGTTAGAACACCGAAGTATAAACAAAGAGTTGTTAAACCGAAAAAAGGTAAAGGCTCATATAGAAGGATTAAATAATGGTAAAAGTGATTAGAGAATTTACTGAAGAAGAAAAGCAAATAATGAAAGATGGTTTTGTTGATGTAGAAAAAACTACACACGAACTATTAATGGAAGGCTTTAATGAAGAGCAAAGGCAAAGAGAAGAAGAAGACGAAGAGTAAAGATAAAATTTACGAATATAATCCAGATAGCAAAGTTGTTAGATGGCGTTATGTGAATGAAGACCCTAACAAGTTTGGATGGCCAAACTATGGTAGAATATTAAAAACAAAAGGAAAAAAGAAATGATTAAAGAAGCACTAATACAAAAACTAAAAGGTGATATTGCTACCTCAAAAGCTAATTTGAGAACTTTCTTAGCAGACCCTAAAGGTGTCGCCGAACACATAGACTTTACTGAAACAGCAGAAAAAGAACTAGATAAATTAGCACACGCAAAGGATAAATTAGAGGCACTTGAAGACTTATAATGCCAATCTATACCTTTTATAATAAAAGAACTAAAAAAGAATTTGACGAAATGATGTCAATTTCTGATATGGAATCTTATTTAAAGAAAAATAAGCATATTTCACAGGTACTCAAAGGACTAAATATAGTTAGTGGTGTACAAGGTAGAAGTTTTAAAAGTGATTCAGGTTGGAAAGAAAACTTATCCAGAATTGCAGAAGCACACCCACAAAGCGCACTCGCACAACGATATGGAAAAAAGACCATAAAACAATCAAAGACCGAACAGGTACTAGCAAAACATAGAAAGAGGAAAAAGTAATGGCAGATATACCAGATTATATGCGTGGTTTTGACCTTAACGAAGATTGGGGTATTACACCTGTTAGTAAGCCGGCAGAACCTACAGAAACAAAAGTTGATGTTGATATGTCAGCAGTAAAACAAAATGGTTTAGAAATTGCTAAAGTTAAATCAGATGTTTCAGACATTAAAGCAATGATGAATGAGATAATGCAGATAACAGCAGAAAAAGAAACTATTACAAAAGAAATATCAGACGAAGAAACACAAAAGAAATTTAAAGATATTGAAAAGATTATATTACCTTTCTTATATAATCTATCAAAAACAGATGAGCCGTATATACATTGGCCTAACAGAGGTCCTATCATCAAGGCTCAGATTGAGAAAATACTAAAACTAACAAGAGGATAATATATGCTAAATGCAAAACTAGAACATAAGAACTTAAAAAAAGAAGTTAATATTTTAGAAGAGGCAAGAGGACAAGATAGATCATCAACAAGTTGGTTTAAATTAAAAAGTATGAAAAAGCTTAAATTGCAAATGAAAGATTTACTAAAAAGAACAAAAGGATAAGTGAATGTATAAATTAGTAATGATTACACTATTAGGCCTAGTTATCACGGCTTGCAGTATAAACGAACCTAGACTTTCTTTCGGTAAAAAATGTACCGTAAAAGAGAACAAGGTAGTTTACTCTTACATATGGTTATACGATAAACAAGTAGGTATACCTGCTGATGTTGAGGCTTGTAAGCAAATCAAATAATGAGTGATACATCTATATTATCGGTTGACTTGGATTGGATACAACATTGGTCACAAGAAAGACAAGTGTTTGATTTATGTTTGAAGAACTTTAAGACAAGTGATAAAATCATTTTCTTAAAAACACATCATCAAATATTAAATCATTTTGTACCTGAAGACAAGTATTTAATTGATAATATAGATCACCACCACGATATAAATTATGATAAAGACGGTTATCACAATAACTGGTTTAGAGAAGGCAATTGGGTTTACTATTTGCTAACTCGAAAGATGTTATCCAAATATCATTGGGTACATAATCACAACTCACTATATGGTAGTCAGCAGGCAGAATTAATGCGTGACATACCTGAATATAGTTTTACTACAGACATCAATTCAGTACAAGGTAAACAATACAATTGGGTCGTAGTGTGTGAGAGTTTTGATTATCAACAAACATCTAACTTTTACGAACAACTAAAAATGGTGGCAGATGAACACCATAAAGAAAAAACCATCATAGACAACACTAAAAACATAACAAGTCACATTTGGAAAGAATAGGAGAAAAAATGAGATTATCACCAAACTTTACACTTAAAGAGCTGACTCGTAGTGAAACAGCAACGAGAAAAGGGATCAATAATAATCCTAGTGAGGACAATATTGAAAACTTACAGCGTTTATGTGAGAACATACTTCAACCAGTACGTGACCATTTTAAAAAAGTGGTTTCTGTATCTAGTGGGTTTCGTAGTCCTGAACTTTGCATAGCCATAGGCTCAAGCGTAAATTCACAGCACGCTCACGGCCAGGCGGCCGATTTCGAAATCTATGGAGTGAGTAACAAAGTCTTAGCAGATTACATTGTTAAGAACTTGGATTTTGACCAGTGTATCTTGGAATTCTGGAACAAAGAGGAACCGAATAGCGGTTGGGTTCATTGTTCATTTAAGAATACCGAAGATAATAGGAAAGAATACCTACGAGCTCAAAGAGGTGCAGACGGTAAAGGCGTTGCATACACAAAAGAGTATGTAAAAGAAGACGGTCCGACACAAGAAGATGTTATTGAATCAATGATGTAGGAGCTTGACATTTTACGAATATAATGTTATATTGGAGTTATTATGAAGAAATTTAAATTTATTGAACAAGACCATAACAAGTTACCTATTACAAAGGGAAAGAATGTTAACGGTTTTAGATTTTATGATATAGACGGACAGGCTTTCCCTAGCGTAACCTCTGTCTTATCAATTGGTAAAAAAGAAGGCCTACAGAAATGGCGAGAGAGTGTCGGCGAAGGCGCTGCTAATTGGGAAATGGGCAGAGCTGCTAGACGAGGTAAGGCTACACACACTTTAGTTGAACAATATCTAAAAGGCGAAACACCTAGTGAGAGATCAGTATTACCATTAGGCCTATTTAAGTTATTAAAACCTTACGTAGACCAGATTGATAATGTTAGAATGTTGGAAACCATTATGTATTCCAAACAACTCACACTTGCAGGCCAAGTAGATTGCATAGCAGATTACAACGGTAAATTATCCGTTATTGACTTCAAAACAGCAAACAAGGCAAGAGAAGAAAGTTGGATAGACAACTATTTCTTACAAACCACTGCCTATTCCATAATGTACGAAGAAACATTTGGTCAAAAGATAGATCAAATTGTCATACTCTTAGCGAGTGAAGATGGCTCAGCACAATCTTTTGTAAAGAAAACGGAAGATTATAAGGCGCCATTGAAGAAAGCTATAGAGGACTTTTATAAATATTATGAAGAAGCTAATAAGAGTCAAAAGTAAATAAACACCACTTTCGACCCTTAAAAGAAAGGGTTAAATGAAACAACTAATAGTGTTATTGAGTTTATTTTTTATGACCATTGCAGTTGCAGACCACGAATACAGCAGAGAGCCAGTTTACGCACAAGAGCTACCAGCACTTTGTAGTACGCCAAAAGGAATGCAAGAGTACCTATCTCATATGGGATTATATCCGATTAATATAAGTTTAGGTAGAGAAAAGATGGTCAAAGAGGGTTATCCTGTTTTTATGATTACTCAATACGAAAACAAAGAACAAACAGAGGCGGCTGCTGTCATAGATATACCTAGTGGTAGTCAGACTTGTCTTATGTACCACACTTTTGATTTATCTAATGTTGATGTAACTACTGAACAATAATTTTTATGAAGTTTTATGATGATATATTTGACCAGCGATTTTTATTTGAACTAGTTTATAAATTAAAATACAATGCTTGGTATGCAGACAATGTGGCCAATCGTAAAACTTTTCCCTATGGTGATAAGGGTACTCATCAATTTTTAGGTCAGAAATATTTTATTAGAGAGAATGACGATCAAATAATATACAATGACAATAAACAATTAAGTAATATACTAATTGATTGTTATTGGGCAATTCAAAGATTTACAGGCTCTAATTTAAGATTAGCAGAGATATTTTCAAATCTACAATACAAAGGTATGGACGGTACTTTTCATAAAGACGGTTCAGATAATCAAAAAGTTTACATACTAATGTTATCAGATGAAATACCAGATACATCAATCAAAGATGTAGGTGGTGAATTTATTAATGAAACTTTTGGTGAAGTGGTGCCTTTTAAGTTTGGTAGAGTAATAGAATTTAAGGCTTCAGATAGTCATAAAGGTATGTCATTTACGGAAGATAATATGCCTCGTATAAGTGTGAGATTTATGTCAATGTAGGTTGCCAAAAACAACTTAATAGTGTATAATGTAATTATGAATAGCAAAGAATTTAGTTTAATAATAGAACGAACAGCCAGAGAAAAGAGATTAAAATACATAGACGCAATAATATGGTATTGTGAAGAGAATGATATTGATACTGCTGGTGTTGGTAAATTAATTACAAAAGGTTTAAAAGATAAGATTTCACTAGAGGCACAAGACTTAAACTTGTTGAAGGAGAAGACAGCCAAACTTCCGTTATGAATGTAAAGTTTTTAAGAAACTTCGGTTATATAGAAAATAGGTTGCCAACAGACTTATTTAATAGTATAAAGAAAGAATGTTTTGATATACTAGAAGGCAACCCTAATGGTAATTTTAAAAGAAATACAGAATTAAGTGGTGAGGGTGTGCCTGACCATTATAATATGAAGATTAACAATGACGCTTTATTTAGAGTTGTTGCTGATATGGTAGGTCACGCTGAAAAAACAATTAAATATAGTGGTGCAATAAAAAACTTTACAAGACCTTGTCCATTGTGGTTCGATATACCTTGGATTAATTATAAGAAAAAAGGTGAGTTTATACCTAATCACATACACGACGGATTGTATAGTTATAATATATGGGTAAATATACCATATGATATAGAAGACGAATTAAAAACAGGTGATTATGCCTCTACGTTTGAGTTTACATTTAACTCAATAACAGGTCATTTAATTACCGACAGATTAAAAATTGATAAGACTTGGGAAGGCAAGATAATGTTATTTCCTGCTCTACTACAACATTGTGTATACCCATTTTATACAAGTGATGGTGTACGAATAAGTGTCGCAGGTAATGTACAATATAAAACATAATTATGTATGGTGGTTTTGATGTATATAAGATATATTTGGGTGTCAAATTACATTTTACCACGGATACATATGACTATATAAAATATGAAGGAAAGGTTAATTGTAAACTAGATACTTTCACTAAACGAAATGATAGGTATTTTTTTCACAAACTAAGCAAACAATATGCAGAAGCTGATATACTTGATTTCTTTGTTGCTAACTTTGCTACAGATAGCAAGGGATGGATTGGTAATCTTATACGAAATGATGGTAGAGAAGTTTACTTGGATTATAAGAAACGCAAAGAAGCCTTTGATTACTACTTTAGAAATGATTTGGT